CACCAAATCCAAGAAAGTCTCCCTGATAGATGTTGATTGTCTTCGGTAGATTGGATAGACAGGCATGTAATACAATGGCAACATAACCAGTATGGTTTTTGTCAATGTCCTTATGTGTATAGTTGACCTTGATTAACTTCTTATTAAAGACTGACTTTGTGCCAACAAAAAACTTGTGTGTGACAGGATGTGTTCCCCATATAATCGCGGGAGAACCATCAATCTTGACTGATATGTGTCCGTGTGGTGCAACAGTATAAGACTTGACTGCATGTAAGAAGTCAAGATTGCCTGTCAAAACGGTGTCTTCGGGATGTTCGATATGTGTATTAAGCATGTGGGTCAAATGATCTTAAGTATATTATAACAAAAAATATGATGATTACAAGTATCAATAGTAACTGCATTAGAAATCTCCTTTTAATTGAATGTCATAATCAATGGATTTAATGCACCAACCAGATGCGGTAGTAACTTCTTCGATTAGGTCATCTTCATCGTCTGCTTCCCATACACCAAGTGCAAGGTCACGAACTGCAATCTCCTCATCAAATGTGAGTTTAGACTCTTCTGCATAATCGTCATCAAAGTCAAACTCAACTTCGGTTACATTGAATTTCATGCTACAACCTCCATAGTGCGGTAGTCATTGACAACAGTTTTTTTACCATAGTTGTCAATCAAAATTGTTCGATTCTTTTGTGGGGTGTAACCAGTTTTATCAGTTTCCCCTATGATGTAGTTAACAAGAACTAAATGCTCTGTTTTGTAACCAGTATCATCAGTCATGATGACTGTATCACCAACACCGATTTCTTTGGGTGAATTATATTTCATTAATACTTACCTCCTGTGTTGTTGATGTCAATGAAAGTATCGTCTCTCCTGTCTTTTTTAAAGTCGCAATTAGCATACTCTTCAATCTCTTCGACCACCTCATCAAATGAATCATCCCAATAGTTTTGGGCATCTTCAAGAAAATCTGCATCTGACATTTTTTCATAGTATCTGTCAAGATCATCCATTACATAGTTATAGAGGTCTTTAGTGTCCATGTTGTCAACGACTCTCTCAACATAGAAACCTTTGAGTTCACTAATAAGTTCGGGTGTGAATTTGTTTTTGTCCATTGGATTAATGCTCATAGAAGTAAGGGTGGTCATCTTCTCCAAAGGGAGATGGTTCTGATGATGAATTTACATCAACATTCTGTTTGAGATTGTCATCATAGATGCGAATAGATAACTCTCCGTTATCTGCCATACCATGATAACCTTTTCTGTCAAGTGCATCATCAATGATGTCATATATCTTATGGACTTCCTCATCAGATAGGAAACCGCATATATTCCAGTATCTCTCTGGGTGTGTTCTGTAAGTCATGAGTGGGAAACCTCCTTTGCTTATACTTTATTATAACAAGTCTAAGTCCTTGCGTCTGTGTGTGGTAGACACTTTTTTATCTGTCACACCCATACTATCCACAAGTGCATCAACTTTGGTATCATATCCTTCAGATAGACTATCAAGATAGTTATTACTCTCCTTACAAGTGCATACCTTATAAAGTCCATCAATTTTAGTTGAGACTTCTGCTATTTCCTCAAGATGATAGTTGTCTGTGTTCATTTGATACTCATTAAGTGCTATCGAAATGAGACAAAGTTCCTCTTTTGTTAAATTAATTAGCATTGTGTTTACCTCATGTATAAGTATCCAGTATTCCAAGTCACAAAACTTGGTGTGTGTAACAGTTTCCTCTGCTCAATGATTCTCAAGTCAAAACGAACATGCTTTGC